CTTAAGTATCGTAATCTCTTGAAGTGCCGGGGTGCCCCCATTTGGTGGCTTTTTACAATAAATTTTACAGTCGCAACAGTCCCTTCTATTTAGGAGTTGTCGCTTGTTTGCATAACACCTCAAGGGTAAGTTGATGTCTTTTGCAAAGTAGCGTACTAGTCTATCTATGAAAATCATATATAATAGTTTCTCTCTGACCCAATCTCTATCCTCCTTAAAAATTTTAGAGAGTTTGGGATCCTTACGCTTGAAGAGGATCATGAGGACATTTAGGCGACGGAAAAGACCGAGAGGTGGTTCTCCAGCTCGCACAACGCGCATGAGCGCACGATGTCCTAAACAGTTGCAATAAACTCCCACCTAAGGTCGTGGCATATCTTTTTCCATATGACGTCTTGTTGGTACAACTTATCTTTTGATTTGAGGAGTGGAAAATATGTGAGGTATTCATCTTCTTCCAAGAGTTCACAAAATTTATAGAGGACGTAGGAATAACTGAGAAAGTTTTTCCTCTCGGTCGGGCAGTTATTATCGAATGGTTTTTGTATATCCTTGAACATAATTCGTAAACGTTCTTCTAATTCTTGGGGCATACTGGGAGGCTTTATACCATTCAAAATATTGGTGATATAGGGAACGTGCTCATAAAATTTATTTAGTCTCAATTTTTTCAATAAAGATCTAATTTTTGCATGCGTTATGTCCTCGAGTTTCTTAATTTTTATTTTTTTCAACTCCGATCTCAATTGTTCCAACACTTCTGGGGGAATGCAAGTCATTTCTTGTGCCTGAAATTGTGACAACCACTCGTTAAAATGATTTTCTCTTTTATAAGAGTAATTTACAATTTTTTCAGATGTCTCTTGTTCCTCTCTATATGTCAACTCTTGACTAATTATTGATGTTATGACGGCACCACACGAATCGCATACTAAATCACTTGTATCGTGAAAATGAACTATATTACTATATGGGCATTTCTCACAATAATCAATTTTCTTTTCAATCGGTCTATGTATATTATGTTTTTCAACTTCCACCAAATAATCTGTGAAGATGTCCTTTTTTTTTAGACCGACCACCTCTTTGGCATTAAATACATTATCTGTATTTACCTCTGTAGTGCTTTCGTCTATGTATCGGTTCATATAGGGCATACATTGCATCACGTAGTCAGACAATTCACTTTCATACCTATTTTTATTGGAGGGATCCTCTTTTATACATTCTCCGAAATATTCGAGCTTGTTATTATAACGACTTAAAAAGTTTCCCTCCATTATATATAAAGAATGTTATTTAAACTTTTAAGTATAGTTTTTTTCATATTCAGGAAACTTACTACCTACCCTGATTACTACATTACTTCAGAAGAGATTGAATATGAACTTGAACGTGATATAAAATACCAGGTTGAAGATAAATTCTGGGAGGACGAAAGTAAAAGTTGGGATGGTATTTTAGACCAATATCACGTAAACGTTACAGGTAAGAAATTTAGACACACATCTATCCCCCAAAATGTAAAATATGTAATTTTAAGAATATCTTATTCATTCAACGGTCATATTTACAAGGCTATAACTAATGATATAAATTTCAAACCCGGTGAAGACACCGATACTACGATGTCTTTTAATGTTCCATTGACTAGTGCATGGTTAGTGGATCACGATGATAAACCAGTTCGGGACGTCACTGAAAAGGTAAAGCGTTATATTGGTCCGAGGGGGGATTTCCACAAACAGAATGTTTCACTTTATCACTTTTTATATTACGATATTGAAACACTAGAAGAAAGATTCCCAAAAATAATAGTTAAAAATACTTTGGGAATGAAAAAGGTAATTTCCACAATAAATGGTTTTACAACTGATCTTCGGAGACTTTAGTTGCCAGGTAAAATTTAAGTTCCCCCAAATTCGCGACATTATATTTTAAAATCAAAAACCTGTTCCCATTTTCTTGTATAATTTGCACAGATGCACACATACTCGTCGCCTTTGTAAAGATATTCAAGTATTTTAGACTGTAAAGTCCAGTTATAGTGGGGCTATCATCAAGTGCATCAATAGTTGTTTCTTGGTTTGCAAAGTCGCCACTACAATTGAAAGAAATTGAAGTTCCCGAACGTTTTATCTCGATTTCGGAACCAATATTTGACATGTCCCTACACAATCTCTGAAAATCTACAGACGGTAACGTTGTGATTGTAGTCATATCTATTTCAGGAACTTCGATGCGACTTTCATTTATGTCTAAAAGTTTTAATTGAAACTTGGTATTTGTTTTTTTATTTTCACTCAAAATTTCTATGTCCATAAACTCTTTAGACTTTATTTCAAGTTTGAGAACATCGTTATTTGTAATAGTTTTTAAAAGTTTAAATGTGTTTGAAATATTTATACCAGCTATGATTTCCTCTTGAATGCATTCATATTCTTCGAAGTTGTCGGCTGCCAAGAACATATCAATAAGTGAAGTTCTCGCCGTATCCAAAGTCACTATATACATCCCAGATGGTTTGAAATAAATATTGACATCATTGAGTATGTCTTTTAATACTTCAAATGTAGACTTAAAAGCGGCTGCTTGGATTGTCACAAACTTCATATCTAATGTATATTGTCAATCAACTCTTTAAATCTGTATATGTTTCACCTTTACTAACATCCCTGCTAATCTTATCCTGAAGTTCTTTGGTCATCGCGGGTTGTAGAGATTTTCCATATTCATCCAATGTAAATATACCACTTTCACCATTACCATCAAGGGACGTCATACACGACCATCCACCAAGATCACCACAACCTATCTCCTTTGCTGGAAGAAGTGATTCTAACCAATTTCGTATTTCATTACCTACGAGAATCTTCCCATTTTTAGTCAACATAGTGGGGACGCGGTTGATCTTATTTTTATAATTTGAAGGTATGCCCTGTGTATTTACATTGTGGTAATGAACAAGTTGTTTTAGTTGAGTGTGACTGTTTATATACTCAACAATTTCCATAGAATGTTTACACCTTGGACTAAATATCAGAAGAGACATATCTACTATATATTTTGTATTTTCTAAAAAAAAATTCACGCGTAATAGTAAAATGAATTACATATTGATATTTGCTTTGTCACTTATTGTCATTTTCATGATCAATACACGTGAGACTTTCAAGTCACAGAGGACTCTATATGACGATAGACCAGATCTCAGTAAGTATACAGAATCTGAAGCCAGTGTAAATAATGATATGATACAGGAGTTTATACTCAAGGCGAATGCAGAGATTTCAAAGCGTATGGGTGTTTGCACCTATATAATTGAAACCAATGCCGTGAAGAAGTATGTTGGCGAAGAAAATGACATCTACGAATGTATGTTTATGGCTATTAAGAATAGTGGGTTCGCATATGGGTTTTCCATCGTAGCTTCATTTAAGGTTGAAAACAATAAGATAAGTCTCATCGCAATCCGTTCTCAACCCATGAATATAGAAGCGCCGGGTAACATTGGTCCATTTGCAGATGATTCAAGTGCCAGCGAGTTTGTGAACTTCAAGTTGGTGAAGGAAGTCTCTTCCCCTGATAAAAGTGAGTTGGATTCTGTAAAAAATAATTTCAACTAAAAGTAATGATTAGCATAGATGACATCATAAAAATTGATGATAAACGAAAACGAATCAAAAAAGAAATTTATACAAAAATTTATGAAATGTTTTCAGCAAAAATTAAACGATCACTTGAACTGGGACACAAACAACTTTTTATGACTATTCCGATGTTTTTAGTTGGTTATCCCTCATTTGATAGAAATGCCGCAGCGAGGTATATCACCAGACAATTTTCTTTGGGTGGTTTTTCGGTTAAACTTGTAAGTGACTTTGATATCTACATATCATTAATTGTCCCCAAAAAGAAAAAGGAATCATCGGGAGATGTATCAGATTTCCCAAATCTTATGAATCTCAAGAAGATAGCTAATCAATACAGGCGGGGTGCGTAGGAAAAACTATTTTTAAAAACCCCCTTAATCATAAATGGACAATTTGAACGTTCTCGTTGAGGCAAAGAAAGAGTACTTGGGACAGCTCTGTCTCATCATGTGTCCAGCTATGATTGAAGTTTTTCACGATATGTATAATGAGGCGGTGGCTTTATCGAAGGGGAGGAAGGTTCTCGTCATGTACCAGAAGCTCCTCAAGGAGGTGCCAAATTGGTCGAACGCGATGTCTAAGCAGCACACGGATAATATTTCCGATCGATGTGCTTGGTTTAGTGATCTTTTAGCGGCGGTATTTGTTGCGTGCACCAAGATTCTTTCCGCTGTTCGACTTAAGACCGACAATAAAAAGATTTCACTAAAACTTCCCACAAATGAAGTGTTTATTCAGACGTGTTACAATAATGTAGCGAAAGACATTTACAAAGATCCCTACATCTTCCACGATGAACAGAGTGAATATATTCGTGACGAAAAATTGACTTCCAGAATTTGCATATGTATCGAAAGCACAGTCAAGGAATTAATTCCAGTTCAACAGATTTTACAAACATATATGTCCCAAGAATCTCGGGACATTGATTTGGATGGGGACGTTGATGATTCCCCAGATCCAGATGTTATCGATGATTTCAATCCAGTAGAAGAAACGGAACCGGAACCACTCGCGGAACCAGAGCCAGAGCCACTCCCGGTTGAAGAACCAACCTCAGACGAGATGATTCAGCCTACCGGATTAGAAAATGAATTCAAGACGGTTCCAGGGGTTCAAGCTCCCGAGCCAGACTTCCAAGCGGGTCCAGGTCCAGTAGAGCAACCCCACGAAGATGAGGGTGTCTTATTTGGTGATGCACCAGACCATCGTATAAAAAATCCCAGGTATAATTAAATGGAAATCACTGACTATTTACGTGACCCTGTGAGCGCGGGATTGGTAGCTGGTGGTATCACCGCTGGATATATTCATCTCAAAGCTCATTTAAACAATGAGGGTAAACTTGAACTCAACAAATACGTAAAACCCGCTCTTTTGGTTGCGATTCTTGTATTTTTCATCGTGTCAAATGGACTAGGTAAGAAGGAATCTATATCAAATGATCCTTTTTAAACTTAAAGATAAAAAACTTGTAATAAGAAAATGGCGTCCGTTACCGCGTTTAACGACATGATGGGTCAATTTCTTGTGGAATTGCACAAGACTTTTCCAGATGAAAAAGGCATTAAGAAGATGTTAACTTCTTTCGATTTACTCAAAAGCACAAACCCACGTTTAGTTGTTGATGGGTTTATGAGTGGTGTATCCCCATATTCCGATAAAATTTCATCCAAGGATGAAACATTTCTCCTAAAAGAGATTGAAACGATTGACATGTTGAAGGATCTTGACATCAAGTCGTATTGGAATCGTATGAGTCAGAACACGAAGGATGTTACATGGCAATATTTACAGACACTGTATATGCTTGGAACTACCATCACATCCATTTCGGCGGACACACTATCCCAAATTGAGGAAATTGCAAAGGGGGTCGCTTCCCAGATGGAGGGTGGTAATGGTGGAGAACTTGATCAGGATGCTTTAATGAAAATGATGGGTGGTATGCTTGGTGGTCTATCAAAAAAATAAACCTCCTCATATATTAAATGAAGAGTTGGTTCGATAATCCTCAGGAACTCGTCAAAAATGATAAGGTTTTGGAATTTTGGCCTACAGGGGAACAGACCCCCGAAGAAAGAGTGAATGCGGCGACCCGATTCATAGTTTATGTTTGTTGTGCCATTTATTTAATTCGCCGTGACCCCCGTATTTTCATTTTGGGAATGACAGCGCTTGGTGTTATTTATGTTTTGTATACTTCACAGATGGTTCGTGAAGAATATAAGGAACCGTGTAATAGTGGCGTATGTCACAAACCAACACGTGATAACCCAATGGGGAATACTCTCATATCAGATTATACTGATGCTCCAAATAGATTAGATGCGTGTTACTATGCGAGTTCAAACTCTCAATCGGGAAATAGAATCCCCTACGATTCTGGTGCAGGTAGGAATAGGTCACCCATGGCTATATCCAGGCACAGAAATGCGTTTGAGCGTCAGTTTGTGACAAATCCTGTATCGAAAATACCAGGTGGGGAACAAACTGAATTCGCGGAATGGCTATATGGACCCAAAAATGGTCCATCTTGTAAGTCTAACACGAGATTCTGTGATCCCAATGCAAGGGGTGTTCAGCTCGAGGCGTTCGGTGGATTAAATGACGGAAATAAAAGAAGTGGAATGTTTGGTGGTGGAAACGGTTCAGCGTAGATAAATATTCTTATGTAATAATAAATGGCATATCAGCTCCAACCTGGTCTTTCCATAGTTCAAAACAAAGAGGCTCTCCCCCCAGTAAAGGCGACTGATGAAGTTTTTGTATACCCCCAGCCCAGTACCCTCAATTATGGTGGTCGCCCAAATACCATGTTATATGGAACTGCCCCTTACATGGCTGGTAAAGGTTCTCCAGCACAACACATAGACGTCAGTGATCAACTTCGCCCCCAAAGCACGTCCAGATTTAATAAAAATATCGTTCCCACCTACGAACGCAACCTCTTCCCCCTCTCAAATATGGAGTGTAAAGTTCCTCTCCGCACGATGAAATATGAACCATCGAGTACCCGAGCCGAGCTTCAGAATGGTTTGTTCCAGCAAAGATACTACTCCAATAAAAATGTTAATAAGAAATAAGAATGGCTGATCCCGTATCATTGATGGCCGTAGCCGGTCTCGTTTTCGCTGGTCGGAACCTGAGTAAAAAGAAGGAAGTGACCCCACCACCACCTTCCACAGCTCCACCACCACCACCACCAGTTAATGGCGAAGACCCAAATTTCATTCAAGATAGTTTCGTTTCACGTGTAGATGTTCCTCATAAGACTGAAGTATCCAGTTTTGCCGACATCTCTCGACAGGAACGTAGCAATGGTCAAGAACTTCTTGACATGAGGAATCGTATGTATGACACTGGGCGAATGAATAACCTTTCCCCCATAGAGAAGCAACTCGTCGGACCAGGTTTGGGGGTAGACCCAAATGTTCCAGCTACAGGTGGATATCAACAAATGTTCCGCGTCAACCCAATCAACGTGGGTGAATACAGGTTAACTACTTTACCAGGACGATCAGGTCCAGCCCACGATATTTCGGGTGGTCGCCCCGCTGTCGTTGGACGTTTGGGTAACAATCGTCCAGAAAAAACAACACACCTCCCCTCCCGTTTACCCACAGTGCCCGGTCGCGCACAAGGTATGACTGGGGTGGTTGTCAGGAACGAACACGAACGCACAAAGCGAACAACCAATCGTTCCGAAACTGGATTACGCACAGATGGGTTGGGCTTCAACCCAGCTAAGAAGATGGTTTCAGCCCAGACTCTCGCTCAGGATCCAACCCGCTTCAAGAGTGATAGAAATGACACACAATTCGCTTACTATAATCAACCAGCGCCAGGGATATCAAATTTCAAGGGTGCTTACACAAACAGTGCGGCTGCGCAGGTTACCCAGAAGAACAACGTGGAGCTTATGAAGTATGGTTTCCGCCCCGAAGATCGCCGTGGTAAACCTAACCGTATGGGTAACGCTGGTCGTATGAACGTCAGGGAGAGTGCTTTGAAGCAGGGTGGGCGTTTGACCGCGGTTCGTAGTGACACCTCCCGCATCGATGGTCGTTTCAATGCAGCCAATGGTGGTTGGACCCAAAACTATAAACAAAAACCCTTCCACCAGTTCAACGCCTACAAGGGTAATGCGAACCCCAACTGTGGTTCTCTAGACATAGCGAAGAGACAATTGGAAAACAATCCCCTAGCTCATAGTATTTCCCAGTAATCATTTCAACTTTACACAGAGCACAACACTCATTAAAATTATATACCCTAAATTTAATGAAGGTTCATAGTCTTGTCATAGATAGTTCCGAACGTGATAGTTCGTTATACACATATGCAAATAATTATACTCTTCACCTAGAAAACCCTATTTATGATGTGTTTGAATTGAAATTAGTGTCAGCTCGTATTCCCACACCAATGGTTTCTCCATACAGACCAAAAGCTTTAATTTTACGATTAACATCGGGTTCAGATGAATATAATCAAACTGTTTACGTAAAAACAGCACGACACACTGGATATATACTTCTCGACGACACAGATAATATAACGTTCAACGGGTCGGATGACCCCCTAGTGCATCACTTTCACTCTGGTTCACAGAAAGTTCTCACAGACCTTCAAATAGAATTTTTATACATGAATAACGGTGAACTCACACCCTACGTATTTGGATCATTAGATCACGTTTTAAAATTTGAAATTACTTGTTCTACTGATAAATTACAGGGTTTAACTAAATCTACTGAAAAAACAAATGAAATGTTTCAGGATGCTCTATCAAATATAAGCATTCCCGATGTTGAGAATCCTTATGAATGGAAAGGCTATATTTATATAGGCTTTATCATATTGTTGGGTATCATGATGCTCGCAATAATTAAACGAAAACCCATTTAGCGGGTAATCGCGAAGACTGGCTGAGCAGGCTTCGAGACGCGAGTAGAGACCATCGAGATGATCTTGTAAACAATCACCGAGAGGAGGGTGGTGAAGAGGGCGGTGAGCGCGTACTGGGAGCCACCATTCTTTGGGACCTTCACAACCTGGGTAATGACCCAACGGACAAGGTCCATCCAGGACATCGCCGCCGCGAAGGAAAAGCCCGCGACGATGGAGTTGAGAGACTGTGTCTCAAGCTCAGCCGCAACAAGGGTGACAGTGTCCATAGCAGTGTTCATAACGCCAGCCATCGTGTAAGTTTTATACTATATAGGAGGAAAAAAATTATTCGGGGAGTAGGTCTTCTTTTTCTATTTTTTTATACTTAGTTTTCCTGATATTTTTTGAATTTTGGAAAAGTTCATCATCTGATGATTCATCGTCAGAGCTCGTTTCTGATTCATATTCCTTAAATATTTCTTCTGAAAAAGTCCATGCTTCAGGTTCCCATGTGCTCATTACTATTTATAGCATTTTTTAACATCAATTCTATCGGACTCTGGGGTTCCCAAGCATCCCAATGATCGTAGGCATCATTAATTTGGAGCATTTTATCATCGTCTCCTGAGTATCTCGTAAATTTCGGGCAGTCATCTACAGAAACTTCTTCAATTTCCTCTTCACCCTCTGAGTCCCCCTCCTCGTAAAGATCAGGGAAAAATGACCCGATCTTCTGACCAACGGTGTACATCGCACAATATCTCGTTGTATATTCCATGTCTTCTGAGAGAATCACATCTCTCCCACAAGCCTTACAATATTCAGCTGCGAGAATCATACTGTTTTCCATAACAGGTGTCATGATGTCGACCATCTCACTAATGTATCGATTAATCATCGCACCATCTCCATCACCAAAGCCTGTTTGCATATTCATCTTTAATGTCTGGTGTCAAAAATAGTTTTAGCAAATCCCCCACTTACACGGAGAATGTTGTAACTTTCCGCGTAAACACGAAGTTGTCTACTAAATGTAGAACACGGTGTCAGACTTAGGTTAAGAATTTGCTCTTTTACGTGACTCATATTGACTTGACCGGTTGGGTACCATTCTTCTGGCTGTAAGGCAAAACTGTAGGAGTAGAAACGTCTGAGAAGCTGCGTCTTTGAATGATGAATCGCAGATTGTATAGCTTTCAAGAAAATGACATTACCCGTGCTCTTCTTTATGATGTCTTCACTATCCAATGTGAGTTCTAGATAATCTAAATTCTCGTACAAAGTATACTTACCATTCACCACATCCGTCGTATTGTCATAGTCAAAAGGTGTCACAAAGTTACCACTGGTTGTCCCATCACCCGTAGTCCCGTACCTTTGGATTACGAAATACAATTCCTTCACCGGGTTGACGAAGTCGAGTTTTACTTTGAGTGTATTCACATCATTATCGATATTGAAAATATTCTCTTGGATCTGGGTAATTAAATAATCCGAAGTCTTACTTTCAATCATCAATCTCTCACATGGATCCAGAAATACAACTTCCGTGCACAGTTGAAAATCTTTTATGTGAATATCATCAGTCATCGTATGATAATTCCCCGTATCAGTGATCACGATGTCCTGAAGTTTTCTCAATTTAACCTCGACTTCAACTTCCTGTTTCTTTATGGCACATAGCGGGACTGCGAGTTTTGGGTGTCTATAAAAGTAAAATGGTAGATCTACAAACAAATCAACAGTACCCTTATCAGTTCGCCCTAGAAAGTTGTATGCTACTATACCCGGATCACACACCTTGGAGTCAACAGTTCTTCTGGGATATTTCCCAATCAGTTTTTCTAAAGCATGTTGTTTAGTCTGTGTAATGTAGTGTTCTGAATGTATCTGTAAATAATCACTGGTGAGTCGTTGAACAATTTCACCTCCGATTAAAAGATCCACATGTTCGATTATTCCATGTCCAACCGATTCAATGTAACACACGTTGGAAGTCAGTATCTGTGGAAGTTTAATCTTCAAACTTAACGATGACAGTAAATCACCCTGGTTTTGGGGTATTGTAAAACGGGTAGTCGACCCAAAGTCAAACGCATTATCTGTTTCAACATCTACATACTGTCTGGAAAATTTGGAATGTCTTTTAAATTTTTCTAGAAAATGTGTATAGTCTGGATTTGATGTGAAGAACTGTTCCTGTCTTCCTGATACCGCAAGTTGTGCACGACCAGCCATTACTAATATATTCACCTAAAATTTTAATCCAGCTAAACCACTCTCAAATCTCAATATATTGTAGTTGATTGCATAGACTCTATTATTTTTGGTATACGACACGTCACTTGGATCGATGTCTATTTTCATTTTAAGAAGTTTATGGGAAATACGACTCATATTAACCTGCCCGGTTGGATAATGCACCTCGGGGTTCAATGAAAATGAATACGTTCCGAAAACAAATGGAATTGTGACACCACTATTTGTATACTCACGTGAGCAATTTGTGTGATGCATAAACTGATTTTGATACATCATAAATAATCCATCCCTGTTAAAAACAACCTGATCGTTGAAACGAAGTTCAACATTAGACAATTTGTTTAGAATATACGGATAGTTGTCCTCATTCTGATTGTATGCCATCTGTGAAACAAAATACATTTCTCTGACGGGGTGCTTGAAATTTAACATCACACTTTTTTCGGTTTCACCGGCTTTCATTACAAATTTAGACATTTGAACTTGTGTAATTAGATAGTCGATGGGATTTGATTTCAGATAGTTTCTTTCATCATCGGTGACATAAATGAATTCTGTATCAATTGACATTCTATTAATCGAACCCTGAATGTTCGCCCAAACATAGGGACCCCCTAGAGCGTCAAATGCTGGTTTACCACCACTTATTAATTCTTCTAATGGTTTGAGTTTGATGACAATCTCAACTTGCTGTTTCGTGAGAGCGCAGGTTGGAATAGAAAGAGATGGATGTCTATAAAAGTAAAATGGTAAATCCACATAGTAGGTGTATGTATCAGGAAAGGGTAACTGACGCTGATGACCAGAAAGGAAGTACAATGATTGTTCTGTATCGTCATTTGTATTATGAAGTTGTTGATGTATCGAAATATATTCACCCGTTATCCTCTCTATAACCTGTCCACCTATGACGAGTTCAACATACTCCATAATTTGAGAACCAATACCCTGCACCCAGTTTGATGCCCCACCGACAACTGGTAGAGGATCTGTGAGTGTCATCTTCAGGTTTACGTTCCTAATTAGATCACCCTTGTCGCCTGGAATTCTACAGACGACAGTCTTCCCAAAATCCAAATCCCCATCGAAATGACTTTCGACATAATCCAAGGCAAATTTGGTGTGCCTCTTGAAGTTTACGAGAAAATGTGAAAACTGTGGGTCTTCAGTCAACCATCTATCTTGTACTCCAGTGGCAGCAAGTCTCAGACGACCAGCCATTCCTACTCTATATGAGTAAAATTTTGAGAATTAAAACGAGACACTACATTAGAATGAACCTCCAGTTGAGGAAATTCAAACCTGAAACAATCACCGATGACAGGGTTTGTGTTTTTATAGGTAAGCGAAATACAGGTAAATCAACTTTAGTCAAAGACATCATGTATCATAAAAAACATTTACCAGCCGGAATTGTGCTCTCTGGAACCGAGGAAGGTAATCATTTCTATTCAGAGTTTATACCCGATCTCTTCGTGTATGGGGACTACGACAGAGATGCCATAGAAAGGGTGATGGCTAGGCAACGTAAACTCGTTGGGGCTGGAAAAACAAACTGCGGAGCCTTCATGCTCCTAGATGATTGTATGTATGACTCGAAGTTTCTGAAGGATACCTGTATTCGGCAGTGCTTCATGAACGGACGTCATTGGAAGATCTTCTTCATGTTGACTATGCAGTACGTGATGGACCTTCCACCAGCTCTCAGAGCGAATGTTGATTATGTATTTATTCTACGCGAAAACATCATCCAAAATAGGGAAAAACTATACAAGTCATTCTTTGGAATATTTCCCTCATTCGATATGTTCTGTAAGGTTATGGATGCATGCACCGAAAACTACGAATGTCTCGTATTAGATAATACAGTGAAATCTAATAAGATACAAGATTGTGTATTTTGGTACAAAGCTTCTCTCAGGAAAAACTTTAGAGTTGGAGGACCCGAACTGTGGAGACTTCACAAGAAGATGTATAACCCCAAGCACCTTGAACAAAAAGAAGCTGATGCTAAGAAGGCGACGAAAAAAACTGCATTAACTATAACAAAACGAAAATAATTTTGTATAATATATGGCTTCCCCTTCCGTAAATACGATGAATCTCTCCGACAACGGTGAAGGAATGGTTCCGATAAACAATCAATCCACCACATTTGTAGAAAATCGTGGGTATATCGAACCAGAAAAAAATATACACCAAAATAAAGAGACTATGGATTCTACCCCAATCAACGATATTATGTTAGAGCCCCCAATGATGACCGAAGAGCCCCGAATCCAGGGTGTCATGCCTGGTATGACCGCTCCCCAGCCACAGGGTGCTTACCCCACCCCCACCGTTCAGGAGGAAAAACCATCCAGTAAGAATCCCTTAAATCTCACCGATGATCAGCTTACAGCCCTAGTTGTCGCTGCTTGTGCCGCCCTGGCTGTCAGCAAACCCGTTCAAGATAAACTTGCGACTTCTATCCCCAAGTTCCTTAACGAACAAGGGGGTAGGAGTTTTGTTGGTCTTGCCTCAACAGGAGCCGTTGCGGCGGTTGTCTTTTACTTTATCAAGGATTACATTGTTAAACCTTAACGTTCCCATCCTAAATTACTGTAAATTGAATTATCGATGCCCGCAAAGTAGGTGACAAGTGCACCACCCGCGAACGTTGACATGAGGAGAAAGACTAAAATTCTTTTTCCCCTCGCGTCAGTATCTGGATTCTTGACAGATTGTTTGGATGCATTCCAAATCCTATTTATGAAATAGGTGGCAATCAAAGAAATTATCGTGCTTGCGAAAAAGAAAATGCGATCCACTGCGAGACGTGGGATTCTATTCACAATTAAACGCAAAACGTTTGGTATAACAACAGTCAACCAAATTAAGTTGAACTCGTAGTTTCGTGAAAATTGTGGTATCATAAAGACTGCAAAAATACCTAACCAATATAGTATCGCTGTCAGTAGAACACTAACAGGTGTTTTCATTTAGTATACCTCAATATTATTTATCCTGAATATGTTGACCACAAAATTTCGTCTTGTCAGCAATCTTCCTGTAAATACCCAGGTGTTCGCAAATGTCCCGAAGTTCTGCAAAATTTTCCCAAAACTGGGGGGAATGTGAGTACTCTTCAACTGTCGAATGGGCCAACTCGTGAATAAGCACGTGAAATATATGATTCACATCACCATCTAAACACACCGCAATCTCTCCACCCTTATTTGTATTGTAGCCTACATTGTCAGTCATCCTCTTCAGTCCAGTTATCGGGATTGGTTTTACGAGTATACTAAACTTTTCATTCCCTGTTTCTTTTAAATGTTCCCTTAAAATACGATATCTCTCCTTGACCTCTACAAAGTCATCCGGTTCACGTGTCTTCTGGAGTATCACGAGGTTGACGAGTATCAACACGATAAATACTATCATCTATTATATACAAATATAAATTTACTATACAACTCTGAGATTGGATTTCCTGTGAGACCCTCCCAAAGTTGTAATTTTATACCCATCTCTTCTAATTCTGTTATCAATATATCCCTATAACAGACTGGTTCGGGTTTTGGTCCATCCCTATAATATGGCGTGTCCGTCAGGTGCACCATCATCTTCTCGCCGTAACCACCACCACAATGCTTACTCATCAAAAAATAATTTCCCATATCGTCTCTGTATGGTATTCTGAACATAATTTTTTCAGAATCGGGTATAATACCTATGAGTTTACCCCCTGGTTTTAATCGTTTCTTTATTTCCCGAATTGAACTGAAAAAATATGATTTCGATTTAAAAATATAGTGGAGGGAAAAATTATAACAAAGGATGTCATACTTTCTATTCGGACAATTATGTATGTCACCCTCATAAAAATTCACTCGTATGTGCATATTTTTCGCACGCGACCTAGCCTCCACTAAAGCAGATGGCTCTGGGTCACACATGTTTATATTGACCCCACATTTGTGCCACTTTTGAAGATCACCACCAAAACCACACCCCACATCCAGTATACTCTGCCCCTCTTTCGCCACGGACTGTATAAGGGACTTCTTGGCATCATTGTGGTTCCGACGAATCTCTTCCATATTCGAAAATGTAGGATACTCTTTAAGGAAGAATTAGATGTATTTTTTCATTTGAAATTATGTCACTTAAGTTCCAATTGAATAGATAGTAAAATATGTGACCAGATCCCTTCATAAATTTATTTTTTTCTAACCCCACCGTATCTACCCCCACATCTAAAGTATTAAACACGTCATACCCCAGATTTTTTGCGATGAGAAAGGCATCGTTGTATACATCACCAACTAGGTAGAACCGGTAGGCCTGGTTTACCATACCCTCTCCATCAGTGCGTTCATATGGAATGTTATAGAGGGATATGAATGTATCACTCTCATCGTTCACGTAGGCGTGGGTTGGTAGAACCCAACGTTTGACGTAGTCTTTTGTTATGACTGGGGCGATTTTGAAATCTTTAGTGTATTCTTTGAGAATGTGGGTCACCCTGGGGACATCTTTGGAGGTCATCTTTCTCCACGAATATTTACACGGGCCCCGAACTTCGTAGTATGTTTCCCTGGGGCGATTTGTTTCATGGAACCCCAAATTTATGAGCTTCTTAACGTCCAAGAATCTATGCCAATAGTGTGCCTTTGTGATAGGGGTAGGTACCCTGGCCACCGCCGTCGCCACCGCCTGCCATATTCCCTTATTATTTGCGAGTCTTTTGATTTCACTTATTAGGAGTTGTGCGAGACCCGTAGATCTCTGAGATGGGTGAATACATAAAAAGTTGATCTGAACCATCTTTTTTACATCTCCCTCAACCCTCACGTCGAGGGGTGCACTTGAAATATATCCCATAAGTTCACTAGTATCTATTCTACGAATAGCAATGTGATCTTGTATGGCCCACTTTAAAGTATTTTTTTCGTAAACTAATTTGAAAGTATCGTTTGAAACATAATAGTTCGATAAGAATAAACAAACTTCGTCTAGAGTGCTTTGAGACCACATTAAACCATCCGGGAGTGAGAGTGGTTTCGAATTACATTCTCTACCCTTATCAATTTCCCCAGGTTCGGTTCCATCTTTGGGGACTGGTTGTGTATTCCAAAATGGGGGCATATATATAATAATACTTACCTTCTTTTAAGTAAGCTTAAAGTTTTGGGGCATTATAAAGATATAATGTCTCTCGAACAAGATTATACCACCGTCCCTGGACAAGTTTTCGCATGCCTTTCCATTGTTGGACCAGATGCACCCCAAAAGGCTGACAAGTTTGGAATTAAGATTAGAGGTGCCTTTTCTACCCGCGACGAGGCGGCTAGGCATGCTCAGCGCCTTCAAAAG